TAGCATTTTCATCTCCAAAATATTCTTCATAACTTTTCTGTTCTTCCATTATCCAATTATTATATAAATAATTAAAATGTTTTTTAGCTAATTGTTTAGTTTTCATTTCTTAATGCATCCCTTGCTATTGCTGTTACTGAATCATCTTCTACATCTCCATGTCCTTTAACTACATCAATATATTCTTCAGATAGTATATCATCTTGTCCTATGTATGTAGTTTCTTGAGTCATATGGTCTAATGTAAACTTATTAGACTGTCCTACATATACAAATTCTTCTCTTACATTTTCTTCTATTTCATCAATAGATAACTTATCAGTAGAAGTTATTTTATATCTATCTACAATCTTTTTTGTTTTTATTATTTCATATTCGTATTTCATTTTTTATTTCCCTTATTATTTTTATAAATTCTTCTTGATTTATTTTACTTATATCTATTTCTTGAATAAGATTAATAAACTTTTCTACTCTAGTTTTATAATCAAGAATAATTTCTAAGTCATTAATAGTCATTAAAACTTTTACATTTTTATAATCATCTTTGTTTTTATTCTTTTTATAATCTTCAAAGTTAATTACATCATTCATTTTTTATCCTCCGTATTAGTATTACGTACTAGTTCATACTTAATTTTATTTAACTTTAACATATCAAAGAGACGAAATAGTATATCTCTTTTCTTAGGTTTAGTTTTAAAGTTAAGCGTAATAGTAACTTGCCATTTCATTTTTCTTTCCACTCTTTTATAATTTCTTTTGCTTGTTTAGATAAGCGTAATAGTTCTTCCGTATCAGTATCTTGCATAAGTACATTATATTCTGGATGATTCATAGTATTTATAATATTAATTATTTCTTCCATAATATATAGAAGTTGTTTCTTAACGCTTAGTGTAGCAGTAAGTTTATTTTTCATTCTTATCTTCTCCAATATCTGATAAAGCACCTGCTTCAAATTCAAAGGTAGGTTCTTCTATCCATGCATTTCCTTTAACTAAAACACCTGGTCCATTACCTTCCCAGTCTCTTTGTACATATACTTCCATTACTTCATCACTATCTGGATGTTCTAATGTAAGTACAGGATATGCTTCAGGTTCAAAGCCTGGTGTATCTTCTACTTTTAGTTCTGCTTTTCTTATCTTCCAACCTTCAAAATGTTTATAATACTTTTCTTCAGTTAGGTCTACTTGTCTTTCTAATTCTTTCTTTTGTTTATTAATATTTATTACGTTGTCCTCAGTCATTATTTATTTCCTTTCATTTGTTTATACATTCTATCAAAGTATTTTTTAGTGCGTGCTAGTATAAGATTATTATCTCCATAACCCATTATAACTTTAAATGTATTTGGTGGACTATCATATATATGTCTAGGTATTGAATAAGCTACAACTTCTCCTTTTCTATAATCACTAGACCAATAGTTTTCTTTAACAATATATTTATTAAAGTTCATTTTAATTCCTTTCTATCTAATTATATATTCTGTTTGTGATATAGATTCCCATGTTTCACAATCATCTCTTTGTTTCATGTGTTCAATATGAATTTTTTCCCATCTCTTATTATCAACTGTATGTCCATATATTTTATATATAGCTAAAAAGTTTTTATCATCAATAAATATTTCAACATTATCTACATCACCTCTATTTTCAAACTTGCTAGTACAAGGTACTAAGTTAATTCTTGCCATATTATCCTCCTGTTAAGTTAAGTGTGGCTAGAAGTCGGTCTGCATATTGTTTACTTCTAATTAAGTGTATTTGCCTAGGACTACCTAACACACCACAAATTCCTATCCGTTCATTATTTTATCTAGTGATTCGTATTTGTGATGTTTCTTTATAGCTTTTACTACATACTCCTCTAAACTTACTAACCCCACTCCTATGAATCCATTTGCTTTAATAATAACACCTATAACCTCTGATATATCTACCTTGTTATATTTTAAAAAATCTAGTA